TACTCAATAAACCGCACAAATTCCGACTTTGTTGAACTGAAGAATATATAAGGTGGTCGCGTAATATTGACCAGTCGCAAGAAATCAATCAAATCAAAATAGGTGGCTTGTTTGTAGCTTTCCTGCTTGGTGCAAAGGTAAGGCGGATCTAATACAAACAAGGCTTTCGGATTATCGGTAAACTTCGGCAGCAGCGTATGGAATGATTCACGGATAACTTCCACGCCATCCAAATACCCCTCTGCACTAGGATAATCGCTTAATCGAACGCAATGCCAAAAATCTTTCTTATACAGTTCGTCTAATGAGCTTACTTGTTGTCCACTAAACAATAGCCAACTCGTCAAGCAGTTTAAATCTTTGTAACCTTTGAATTGCTCGATGATTTTAATGATTTCTGCCTTTAACGACTTTGGTAAACGCTTATTCTTTGGCGTAGCGTTACCAATTTTTGCAAAGATTTGTGTGCGTAAGGCGTTAGTGTCGTTGATATATGCCAATCTTTCGGCATAGCCATCAAAATCATTGTAAATGACGCGGGCTTTCGGTTTTAACCGTTTGGCGGTGTGACTGAGTAAGCCCGAACCGCCGAATGTATCAATAATCGTCCAGCCTTCGCCATCACCTTTAATATTCTCATTTAAAACTGTTTCAAAATGTTTAAGAAACATTCGTTTTTGTCCGATAAACGGCAATGGGGCTTGTTTAAAGGTGTTTTGATTTGCCATAGTTTTTCCTTTCTATGGCGTTCCGATGCTCAAGGCATTCTGACACTCAAATCAAATTAACGTGTAGTATTAACGGTTTTGCAACGAGGGCATTTGATTTCTAAATAACCAACTATACCCACTTTCGCCAATAATTTGTTACAAAATGTGCAACGGATTGCTTTAATTGACTGCATATATTTCTCCTAATCAAAAGATTTGTTACAATCCGCCCGCCTTGCGCAAGGTAGGCGGCGTATGGCTATATGCAGGCTAGTTCTGCGTAGCTGGTAACAACGAGCATTCCTAGTTCCGTTGTTATCGCCGTCTTTTCTTTACTTAATTAAACTTTGTGCAGGGTAAACTCTCCTTTTAACTAAATATAGCGGCCAACTGATTCGGACTAAATCGCCAGCCACTCTCGCCAGCGCTAATCGCATTAAAACACCACTCACTGCAAAAATATTTTGAGCGTTTTTGTTTGATGCCTAGCACAATTCCTAACGCACCCCACCAGTCATATTTACAACCCAAAGTACGGTCAAAATAGACTTTGATTTGTTCTTCAGTTACACCGTCAAGCGGGATTAAATCCCATTTTGTGCTATCGCTCACATCAATTTGCTTGCAACGCACACCACCGTCTTGCACCGATGATGAGTAGCAGTCATATACTGTCGCATGCTCATAATGATGCCCATTGCCAAACTCAATACGCTCAATGGCAATTTCGCAATGCGAGTATTGACCCTTAGTAAAAAATCGAGTAACACGGTCGGCGATTGCTTTAACTGGCTCTTTGCGCCAGTCGCGTTTGTGCTTGTACATCGCCAAATAAACATTAGCCATTATTATAAGCCTCCATTAAATGATCCATTTGTTTGATGATGTCATCATAGATTGATTGTAGTTGCTCAAGCGTGAGATTAGGGGCTTTGAGCTCATACTTGCGCATACGTTGGTTGGCAAGCTCCATTTGTAGTTTTTCCAGTCCTGCTGCCTGAGTCAAAATCAGGTTTGTGGCGGTCTTGTTATCCAGTCTCGCACGTTGTGCAAAGTCTGAGATGTAACGACTGCACTCGCCCTCATAATTTGCGGATTTATACGCTTCTGCGGACGCTTGGCGTTCGCGGTACTCACTTTCAAAACGTGTCCATGTGCTGTAGATTGCGGCTGCGTGCTCATCTATGTCAGCAATAAGGCGAGTTTGGGTGTCGGCTAAAAGTGCGGTTTGTTTTTCGGGGGATATCACCCAGGCTTTGCCGTCCCATTCGTGGGCCATGGTTGGTCTAGGTGATGTAGTTTCTACTTTGCCATCTTTAACATAAAGCAAGCATCCACTATTCATTTGCGCTATCAAATTATCATATTCCGTATTTGACACTTTTATAGCTGAAGCAGGAATTGTATGTAATCCTTCAACAAGAAATGAATTGATTTGTTCGTCATAAAAATACATATTTTCTCCTAGTTTCCAATTGCTATCCATTTGGCATTATTAGCATCACTATCATATTTACCCTTATGAAAAAATCTTGTATTGCTAATATTAAAGATAATATAGTTTTCGTAGTTTCCTCCGCCATTAGGGGTACCGATAACAGAAAAACATTGATGTGGAAATGCGATTGGGAAATTAACCCATCCACCGTTTGATATCCCCCATTGCATAATCAATCCATTTGGCAATTTACACCAGCCATTTCCAGATAAGTTTTGCGAAAAATCATCTATAGATACAGATTTGTTAAGAGATTTACCACCTGAAGAGCGAACATCCCCTGCACTATTAAAGTCGCCGTTATGCTCAAACCACCACATTCTTTCTTTCCCGTTATCCTCAATCAAGTGGATAACGCCACTGCCAAATTGATTAATTGTCCCGGGGGTCATATACCCAAAACTAAATGCCGTTCCATATTGATTGCCGTTGGTGTTAAGCCCCTTGATAAAGGGATAATAGATATTTTCTCCGTTGGCATTTGGGTTATGTACCACATACGGTGCTTTTTTGTCGGCCCATTGATTGGCAAATGTGCCCTGTCCATATGCTTTCGCGGTATGACCGGTAGCACGCATAACACCACCGGTATAAATCCCTGCACTGTCAACTGTTGCGATAAATTCAGAGCTATTTTTTCGACCGCCGAGATTTAATGAGCCATTGTTGTTAAATCCAATTCCGGTGACTTCGTTACCAATAAACGTATCACCCGAAAACTTAATCGGCATACGCCATGAGTAATTTGCGATGTAATAGTTTTCAGTCGCGCCGGTAAATGTGAGTGTGCCCGTCATACTGTCACCAGTTTTATTCACGACTTGATCAATATAGGCAATCGTGCCATCTCTTTTTGGCAAAAATGCCACTGCTACGTTTTCGCCGTTTGGCTTACGATATACTGCGGTAAGCATAGTGCCGTTAGCGTGATTATTACCTTCGAGCCTCAAGTAGTATCCATCATTGTTATATAAATTAATACCACTCCAATCACCTTGTTTAAGTGACAAATCACCTGTCATCGTATCGCCTGATTTAGCTACCCTGTCGTTAGCGTTATCATTCGCAATTTTCACAGCCGCACTTGTTGCCACTGTGTCTGAGCTATTACTGTTAACGTCTGATGATTTTTTGCTGTTGGGGATGTAATTTGTCAAACTACGTAAAATCGAATCAATAAAGCCTTTCAGGATTTTAATGACCTTAGGTGTAGCAGCCATTTCTTCTGATTCCGAATCATAACCGGAATAAAGTTGTACCTCGCCTTTTTGCGTTGTAGAGGCTTTTTTTCGGTTATCATCAATAATCTTAACAATAGCCTCATAAAGCTGAGTTTGCTTATTTTCTACAGGTCTAAAACCTGCTTTTTGCAACACATAATGCGCCTCGGCTTGCACGTCACGCAAACGGTCTTGCACATCGTTAAGCCACGTATCTGTCACGCGTGTGCCTTGTTCGCCAGTTGCCGGATTACCGGCATGAAAGCGCTTGTCAGCGGAATTAATTTCGGGTAGTAACGTTTTCATTTTGTCTCTCTATTGATACGCAAAATAGCAGTAGGTATGGGCGGGTTTTAAATCGCGAAAGAACTCCTCAATAATCCGGTCACCAAACTCAACTAAATGATCACCGGCAAAGGAGCTTCCAGCTCGGAAATACACGATATTGTCATCGCCGTTTAACACCGTCACCCGCCACATATAAATCAAGCTCTCACGCGGATCATTGCGAAATTGAGCAATATCACCAGGATTAGGCAGGTCATTTTGTAACGGCGAAAACTCTTTGATTTGAATGCGGTAGCCGATACTTTCGGCAAGGCGGGTAAAATACGGAATAGATAACCCACCCACGGCATTAAGTTGTACAATGACGCGTTTAACACGCTCTTGATAAGACTTGCTTAAATCCGTTTTAATCCCGCAAATACGCTCCCAATCAGCTAACATTTGGTTTGAAGTGGCAGGCTCAATTGCTGCTAATACCTCTTCTGCACTTTGTTGTAAGCGGTCAAATGCGTTGCCGTCCACTTCGCACTGCGCAATAAAATGTTCGCCGTTGATGTTGTAACTCACTGGCGGATAAAGCTGTTTTAATACGTTGGCGTGTTGCATTAGCCCATCTCCGTCACGGTGATTTCGCCCAAGCGGAACCATTCAATTTTGTTAATCACATCAGCTTTGCGGTTGGCATTCGGGGCAATAAAACGGCGGTCAACCACGCCGATTAAATCACTCACCACCGCTTCGCATTGCGACACAATTAAATCATCGCCCGGAATCAAACCGTTAAAATAATCAGTCAGCGCGTTGCGAATAGCGGTTTTAATGTCATTTAATGCCACGCCACTGATTTTCACTTGGATGTTAAAATTAACTTTTGTCACATCCGGTTTAACAACTTTGCTTTCTTTTGCCGTCACCGGGCGTTCTTGGTCGATATATTCCTGGGCACGACGTACCGTGTCATCACTTGGCACGCCATTATCTGCCGTAATCGCAATATCAACTGTACCGAGCCCTCGACGTAGCGGGTAAACATACGCTTGTTCAACGCCATCCACCTCTAATGCCCAGTCTTTGTAATCATATCGGTTGCCACCCGCCGCAGGTCGGCGGATTTTATTGAGTAAACGCTCCAACAATGAGCTATCGCTTTCCGCGTTGGTCGCACCCACCACGTCATTTAGTACAACATCTGTGCTTACGCCAACTGGCGCCGCCATAAACGATCCTTTTGTGGCGGTTTTAATATTTTGTGCTGCACCGGTGGCAAGAGAGCGCACCGCGACGACAACAGAACCAGCGGCGGAAATCACCGCACTTTCGGTCGTCTCATAAAAACGCCCATCTTCGGTTTTGATTTGTAATCCTACGGCTATCACAGCATCAGGATTGCCGCTAATAGTGGCGCCTTTGCCTGCTGCATAGGTTGCATTACGACGGCGCAAACCGCGCAATCCTGCGTGTTTTTCTAAAAATTCGGTGTCGGCGGTATCCGGAAAAAACTGTTTAATTAGCCATTTTTGGTGTGCATAAATCCCTTCTGCACAGGCGGCCAAACTACTGGCACGTGCATAAGCGTCACTGTCTTCGGACGTGTCGGCATTTGGGTAATAAGTTTGGTAATCCCGCAGAATACTGGCACGGATTTCTTCGAGAGTTGGCACGATAAACACGATTTAAACACCTTTTAAATGACGTTTACGGGGTGTTTAAAAGTGTATTGTTCGCCCCGGCTGTCGGTTACGGAAATAGAAAGAATCACTCTGCCGTTGTGCGGTTGTTCATGCGTAACAACAATTTCGCTCGCGCGCCCGTCATCAAGTAACGGCTGTAACGCTTCCTCGGCGTATTGTTGCGCCAACATCCCCACGCGGCTTAAATCTTTCTCACGTTGAATAGTATGGAGCAGAGAACCTACACGCCCATTTGCCCACCATGAGCCTAAAGGTGTAGTCAGTCTGATATACACAGCATTTTGCAGTGTACTGATATGCGAATTTGTATAGTCCCCGGTAAGCGGGCTGATTTCTCTGTCCATGCTGACAGAGTAAAAGAAAGGGGAAAGAAAAAGGCGGGGAGAGAGTTCCACACCGCCTTTAATTTTGGATTATTGAGGTTGTCCGGTTACGCCACCGCTATCCCCGCGGTGGGTATGGCTGACAAGGGATGTACCGTTGGCAGTCACGTCGCCATCAGTAGTAAAGCTACCTTTTGTTTGCGTTACGTTACCGGTAAATGACGCGCCAGAACCGCCCTGAACAGCCATGCCACCGTTGCCGTTGATTTGACCTTGCGCAGTAAACACATGGTCTGTCTCAACAATCGGACTACTGATCTCAACTTTGGTCGTGGCGGTTATTTTTAATATATCACAATCAATTTCGATTAATCGACCTTGTTTTAAAATAATCGTGCTTCCGCTTTCGTCATAAACAGCGGTCTCGCCCGATTTTAAATTTTTAACCCGAAAAGAACCGTTTTCCGTGGCAATCACGATGGAGTGGGTTGTCTCCCCGCCCATCGGCAATACCACCACTTGCGTTCCCGCAGGCGGCACAGACGTTAAGCCGAATTGTTGCATCAATTCCACGTCTTGTAAGGTTTCATCTGCCAATCCGGACACCTGCACTTTTTGGATATTGTCCGCACTTTTGACTAAATTCAACTTTCCGCGAAAGGCTTGGCGTACTGCGCCCAAGGCGGTTTCTGCTTGTTGTCTTATTGCCTGTCCTAGTCGTCGCATATTAATCCCCATCTAATACAATTAAATCGCCTTTCTTTTTCTTGCTTTTTTTACCTTTTCGCTTACGTGCCTCTTTAGATTTGTTCGCATAAGCGTCAGGCGTCCACACACCGTCTTGTTTTAAGCGTAGTTCCGTGGTTGTACCGCCTTGCCGGCTTAAGGCAAAACGGCGACCCATCAGAAAGAAAATCGCGTCAATGTCGTATTCTTCGCAAATCACATGCACCCGTTGCCCAGGCGTCCACAACACACCGTCCTGCGTTTTGTGGTCAGGCACGGTAATCGTCAAAGTAAAACTGTTTAAAATACTGTCCGAAATGTATTTCTTTGCCCATTTTTTCAGAGCTTCTAAATTTTCCACATCCGGCACAATCACGGTTTTCGGTTTGTAGGTCTCAACAGCATCATCTTTAAACACCCATTTCAGATCGTTTTTATTGTCATCACCGCTTCGCCCGTGCCGTTGCGCCAAAAAAGTGATCTCCGAAAAGCTTTGCGACACGTCGGTAGTTAGGCTTGCCTGCGTGAAATTGTTGCGTTTGCCGTTTTTCGCACAACACAATGTCGCCACCGGAGGCGTAGAGTAATCCGCACCGCCCACAATCAACGTGCCGGCAGGATCAAACCATGCGTGCAACCCCGCCGAATTAGCACAATGGATAAGTGCATTCCACGCGGTTTCACCAATGTCGATGTCAACTTTATCTAACGTTGGATTAGATTCGGCACGCAATTCGACTTTTTTAATGCCTAGCGGCTCCACTATTTTTTTAATCGCATCTAACACCGTCAAACCTTTAACATTGGTAATCGGTGCGGAGCAATCCACTAAAATAGACGCTTTGTCGCGCCCATTTAAACTAAAAGTGCGGTCGGTTTTTGAAATAGAATGTTGTGTAGTGTCAACAATGCCCGTCAGTACAAGCTCACCGTTAATCAGCACTTTTGCCGTTTTGCCTGAATAATCCGCTAAAACAGTATTGTCTGACGGCACGCCAATACTGAAATTAAAGGCATCCGCAGGAATCAAAAAATCGCTGTCAATGTCGTAGCTTTTCCAGTTTTTGTGCTGTTTGCCGTCAATCTCAACCACAATCTCATTGTTAAACTGGTAGCCGTTATTTTGCGTAGCCATTAAGTACCTCACCTCGTGCAATAAAATTCGGGTAACGGATGTGCGGATTCAGGCGCAACAGCTCACCAGCGCGTGTGTAGTCGCCATAAAAAGCATGAGCTACCTGCTGGATTGTGCTATCAAATTCCGCTGTGCGAATAATTAATGGGGGCTTGCGATTAATCGCTGCCAAGGCTAACTGCGTTAATTTATGGCTTTGTTGACGCAGTTTTTCTGCCGTTTTGTAAGCCTGAGTATAAAGCCCCGTATTTGGTGTTTGCAGTTGTCTTGCGCCTGTTTGTTTTTTCACACTTAATGACATCAAACCAAAATCATCTTTAACGTAATTTAATGTCATCGCGTTTTGCTCAGCCTGCACTAACGCACGCACGGTATTCAACGCTGCCAAGGCTTGCAAGCGCGATTCCGTCACGATGTAATCAATTTCGGACGGAATTAACGAATCGTCCTCAATAAACTGAGTGGCGATTTTCAACACATTCGCCGTCGCCAACAACTGCACAGCGCAGAAGATTTCTTTAGTGTCTTGCGCCGTCAAGGATGACGTTAATGATTTCAAGGTATTTGATTTGCTGTTTTTGCCATTGCTTAAATTCGGTGCAATTTCTAATAGGCTTTTCACGGTGCGAGTGACCTCATCAAATTTTGCTCGCACGGTTAAGTCGTCACGGTTGGCAATGGTCGTTAAGCCATCGCGAATCATACTCGCTATCTCACGCACGGCATTGCCACCTTGTTGTCTGAATGCGTCTTTTGATGATGGTGTATTGGCGGAAATAACGTGCTTTTTCTTGTCCATATCAAACATATCGCGCACCTGCTCAAAACAGCCGTAAAGCGCACCAAACGAGCCTAATAAACGTGATTTGACATTAGCTGCGAAAGAAATCCCCTCCATAAAGAATCCATACAGCTCTAATACATCATCTACCAAGTCTTCTAGTTTAGTTAATAACTCATCAATCAAATCAAGCACAGAAAAGTTAAACAAGAAGATCGGTTTTGCCGGAGTGGCTTCCTGAAAACTTAAACTGACTGTGACATAATCCACAAAATCCGCTTCATGGTGAAAATAAGCCGAGGTGCAAAGCATATTTTGCAAGCGACCACGAATCGGATGCACCAATACCGCCGCACCTTGTTTTTCCAGGGCGGATAAAAAGCGTTTAAAATCGGTGTAATACCCCTCACCATAAAACACGGCTTGCAGTTGGATGGTGAGCGGATTTAAACCTAAATCCTCAATATCGCCCCCGTTTACGAATGGATACGCATGCGTAATGGTGGCGCGCTCTAAGTTATCATCCACACTTACCACATCAAACCGCACACCGCGATAAGATGCCTGCTGGATTGGCATTGTCCAACCTTTCATTTTTACCCCCGTTTAAGTTCTCGGTATTGGTTTTCGGACGTGTTTTCGGCAATTGTCCGACCGTCTAAGTCCACGCGAATTTGATTTTGAATGGTGAAATTTTGACTTTCCACCGCTTGTTTCATCCCTTCGCTGATGGTTGTGCCTAATTGCTGAAATTCAGCTTTATAGTCAGGTACTTGCACACGGCGGTTATACTCATCTTGTGTTAATGTGCCTCGCTTTAAGCGTTCGTCGGCAATCTCTTTTCGTTTAGCGGCATCACCAAGTGCATAACCGCCACTCGCTAAAGACCAAACTGACTTTTCAGGCGTAGGGACAGGCGGGGCATACTGAAACACCGATTTGCTTGGATAGGCTGCTGCATAGAACTTTTGTTTTTCGTCTTTTGTTGCGGCATCCAAGGTTTCTTGTCTTTCTTCTTGTTTTGCCATATAAGGGGCGTAATTTTCCGACCCTTCAAGCATTGCGCCAAAAACTAACAACGGCAAACTGCCTCGCCCAAACTTAGCAAGACGTCCCATTTTTGATGTATTCGCCGCAGTTGCAACGCCACCAGCCGAACCGGTTACACCCGCACCTTTACTCAAGACATCACCAACACCAAGTCCCAAACCGCCTTTGCCTCCTAATAATCGCAAAGACCCTGCCGCAGTAATAGCGGCTGCGCTTAATGCGGCGACTACGGTACCGGCAGTCACAATCTTGCCTGTTAAGTCAGGATAAGCTTTGGCATATTCGGCAATTTTCACACTTACATCACCCAAGGCATCATTAAAGCCCTTCATGCCTTCCATTTGTGCGAAATCTACGTTATTTTTTGCGTCTTCTACTTTGTAGCTGTTGGTATCTTTAATCACCGCATGAGAGGTATCCACCGCACCTTCGCTTTTATCCAGGCTTTCTTTCACTTCTTTACCAAGGCTCACGTTGTTACGAATACCCAATAACGCCATTAATGCTTGGCGGTCTGAAATGATTTGCCCGATTGCTGTGCCTTCCACCAAGTTCGTCATTTCGTTTAAGACTTGAGCTTGATCCTCTTTTTTAGCGCTTTTAAGTTTTTTCTGCAGAGCCTGGTACTTACCATCCTGACCAATCACCTGATCCATAATGCTCATAAAGGCTTCGATGGAGTTTTTACCTTTTTTCTTCTGAGCTTCCATTGAGGCGATAAAATCCACCCCATGGTCTTTACCATCCTTGCCTTTTATGTCGAGTTTTCGAAAGCGGTCTGAGGTTTCTTTTGATGTTAATTTTGCAAGTAAATTGACTAAGTTATTTCCCGCTTCATCTGATGTTCCGGCAGTTACACGCGCCTGTTGGTTGGCGACCAATAATGCCTCAAACCCCGACATACCTTTTAAGCCGGCAGATTTACCCGCTGCCATTTGTTGAGGCAACCAGCGCGCCATATCCGCCAATTCAAAGTTACCTGCCTGACCTGCCGCTACGGCTTTGTCTAACACTTCGCCGATTTGGTCTTCTCCGATGTCAAACTGTTGCATTGCCGAAATGGCGATTTTCGCCAAGTCGTCGGTACTTGCGCCTGTTGCGGTGGCTCCTTTTTGTAATGTTGGCAACAATTTCATGGCGGTATCGGCTTTCACCGCACCGGAGGCCAACATGGTATCTAACGCACCCAAGGCGTCTTCCTTGGTGCCGCCACCAATTTCTACCGCACTTTTTACGGCATTATTCAGTTCTGCTTTACCGGCAATACGTCCCACCACATCACGCTCTGCGAATGCGGTGTTGGAGGTCATCGCAAGAGAGCGGTCATAATCCATTTGTTTTTTCATGGGTTGTGCCAACACCATGCCAGCAGCGGTCGCACCTGCCGCTAAACCGGCAATACCTCGCCCAATATTGCCTAAACGTTGCCCCATGGAGACTTTGCCCATTTCCGCGTTCAGCTCTGCAATGCGGCGTTTAGTCGCCACAGCGGCGCGGTCTAATTCCCGCCCGGAAGCAATGCCACTGCGTTTTAATTGGTCGTATGCCGCACGGGTGCGGTTGATTTCGGTTTGGATACTGCGCTCACTACGCACACCCAGCATTTCGCGGTTGCGTGCCGCTTGTTGGATTTGGCGGTAGCTTTGTTCCGTCACTTGTGCCGTTTGACGCATCGCTCTTTGTTGCGTGGTGGCGCTACGTTGGGCTTGATTTTCGATATTTTTAGTTGATTTGCTAACACTGTTTTCCACGCTTTTCACCACGCTACTAGCGTAGTCTTTCGCCTTGAGTGTTAACGAGACATCCATATTTGCCATTTTTAAACCTTGTTTAAACGTAATTTAACAGCAATAAAAAAGGGGCATTACGCCCCCTTATTTTTACGACGCTTAAATGTATAGGACGTCGTAGATTCGTCGGTATTATGTTGGGTTTTCGCGCCTTGACTCGCTAAATAGCTGTTAATCCATGCGCTGACTTCCGCGTGACACATATTCCAGACGGCTTGCGCAGTAAATCCAAACTTACCCAGCAAAATCGTTGCCGAGCGGTAGTTTTCATACGCCTGCCACACTTCGCTGACATTGCGTTTTTTTACGCTTCGTTTGCCGTCTTTTGGTCTTCCGAAACACCCATGCGCTTTTTTCGTAGTTGATTAATTTCGTTGTTAATCAATACGTAATCATCAGTAGCAAGGTTATCCAGCAAGAATACCGGAGTCACCGCCTCACGCGGAATACCATCAAACTCTACTTGCTGTGCCAGATACGCTAAGTCAACCAGCATTTGTTCCGATGTGTTTAACGTTTCTTTTTCGCTTAACCCAAGGTCACTGATAACTTCCAACGCTTGGCATTCACCACCCACGGTCAAAATTTTGACTAACACGTCATGATGTAGCGTGCCGTTATACAGCACGCCAAGTTTCAAACGAATTTTCATTATTCCTCAACCTTGTCTAACGCTACCATTTGCAAATCGCGCACTTCTTCACTATCTACGGTATAGCTTGTGCCGGTTTCGGTGGTAAAACAGCCGATGTATGAGATTCGTTTACCGTTTTCTTCTTCCACCGTAATTTTGGCATCTGTCACGTTATCCCAATCAGGCTCTGCCGCGTTTAACGGCACAACAACAGTGAGTGATAATGCATATTCGGTAATGCCTTTTGCAAAGCCTTTCACACGTCCTTTGCGGTTGATAGTTTTCACCGGTTTGCGACCGGTGGTAACACGCACATCTAACTTGGTTAAGTCAATCTCTTGACCGTCCACTTCGACAATGCCTAAACTGGCAAATTCTTGGGCCATTTACGCCTCCTATAAAATCAAATCAACACGGTTAGCGACAATATGTAATCCGTTCACCACATCGGTCGGGATGACACAATCTAAGCGGTTAGGGTCAACGCCATTACGTTTCACCAACAATTTCGCTTTATGCTGTGCCACATTTTCCAAGATTTCTTCTTTTTCCAGACGTAACAAAACATCCAGAATTTCTGACCGCACTTTATCCGGTGTACGCGCAGACAATTTGGCGCGAGGGAAACGTAATTCGATACGCTGTTCAATGGCTTTGCGCGTATAGTCCAGCGTGCGGATGGTGGTTAAATCCAAGTAGCTCGGGTCATCCGTATTGGTTGCCGATTTGGTGTAAGTCGTGATTGCACGCATAATGCGGACACGATGATTAACTACCGTAATCGGGGTTAAACCGTGATATAACGCCTGATTCGCTTCGGTCAATAACGGCGTTTGTGTCGGGTCAACTTCGGTCAAGCCCTTAATTTCAAGGGTATTTAACGGACGCGCCGGGTCTTCTTCGCCTGCAATCACTGCGCCATACCCAGCAGCAATCAAGGCATGAGATTCGACTGCACCTTTATACCAACCGCAAGTGATACGCTCACTGTTGATTTTTTCGGTGTAGGTTGTACCGGTTGCCATACTGCCACGCCACGCTAACACACCGATAGCAGGTTTTTTCTCAAGCGGAGCGGACACGGCTTCCAAGTGTTCGCGTAACGCTTTTGCATTTTTGTCGTCCGCAAACGGCGAAATAATGATGTGATAATGCGTACCGGCAACACTTGCTAATGCAGGGGCTAAATCCGCATTTTCTGCACCGTTGGCAAATGCTGTCGCATTAATAATCATGTCTTTAGCCGTATTGGTTGCGGTCAAATTGATTTCGTTGCCAATTTCGCCTTTGCATTTTGCGGTTAACGTAATCGTGCTCTCATTTACAGCTGATGTTGCTGGGCAATTTGTCGCACCATTAATCACAGCGTTTAATCGGGCGGCAACATCTTTGGCTTTTTCGCCGTTTGCCACAGCGACTTTGTAGTCAATACCGGCAATCGTTGCTGTCATAACACCTTGACTAGTAGCTGTCCCGGTCAACACCAAACTACCACTTGCCGCTACACCGGAAGAACTATCCGCTAACCCCATAACAGATAAACGGATCAGAGAGTTGTTAGTAATCGCCATGCGCGTCATTAAATGCGCCCAAGAACCTGCACCAAATGCCTGCTCCGCGTCAAGGTCGGAATACACACGCACCGGTTGGGTAAATGCCGTCGCACCGCCCACCATTGGCGCAACAATTAACACCTCTTGCTCGTTAGTCGGCAGAGTAGTTACCGCGCCCTTGGCGTTATACTCCGTATAAACACCCGGTTTACGTAAGCTGTTCGGGATTTTTTCAAATTCAATGTTAGTCATTACCTGCACCTCTTTGCTTGCGGGTTGGTTGCACTTCGATTAAGTCACCATCAGCGATTCTGCGCTGATAATAGACTGTATTTTCTACTTCAACCGGCTCCTGCTCGATGTAGGCGTGCGGCTGATTTTCTAAAGGGACTTTCACCCCTGGAGTTGCTTTTACAATCATGTTTTATCCTTTGTTTTTACACTAAATCCGACCTCGGCATTGTTGTTCGGGTCATATAATTTGCCGTCCACATGCTCAAGGATTGGCGACACCGGGGAGAGTTCGGCCGCATAATGGGTAAACACAAAATCAGGGTTAGCCGGGTCTTGTGTTTTTTCAGGATACAAACCGTCTTCCAGCGGGGCGATATCATCAAACGCCGCCTCGTACTCAATGGCATAAGCCGTGACTTTTTCAGTGCGAAACTGCGCATTGTTAAACAACGTCCGAATCGCCATCGGTTTTAACGGTTTCACCAACCCGCCCAAACGTTGAGTATCCAACAACCGACGCACTGCATAAATCAACTGATTTGCGCCGATTTCGCGTTTATCCACCCCGCCTTGACGTGCTGCGAGATTACTCCGCAGTGAACGCACCGCCATAATCACCACAAACTTGGCATTCGTGCGAAACGCATTGCCGCGTGTCGTCATTGGCTCAATTCGTGCACCACCGAACGTTACTAACACCATTGGCAAACGCCCGGTACCCAGGCTTTCATCGTCCAGCTCGCCGCCATAGCTTTTCACGGTGTTGGCAAGCTGTCCCAAGCCGCGTGTTAAGCGGTCAACCAGTGCGTTTTCAATTTCGGTTATCACGGCCAAAAATCCTATTGTTCGGATTGGTAAACATCACCACATTGCCGTCGCTTTGTTGGTCTTCCTCGATGTCTATACCGAGCGAAATCTTTCCTGCTGCCAAGTCCTCAAGCTCTTTTAAACTCAATTTATAGCGCGTGATAATTTCGTCAGTAATCGTTACTTCGGACATACTCGCCAAACGATAGCGGGTGAGATCACAACAAATACGGGTTAGGTTTTGCGGGATTGTCGGCAACGGTAAGCGATAACGCGCACTTAAATAACCGTCGATTTGGCTTGTGCTATCCGAAAGCGCAATGGTCAGCACGCTTTCATTCACTACGCCTTCGCGGTCACGGTCGGTCAGTTGGATTGCCTGAAACTCGCCAATGCGCAAAACGAAATCTTTTACCGTTGCATACATGGTTTAATCCTCACATACCGGAACAAGCTCTAACCAAGGGTCTTCCGCAAGCGTTAAAGTTTGTTCAGCCGTTAAGTCATCCGCTGCGATGTACACTTCATCGGTTTTGTTAAAGCGATAACTACAACGCCCATAGGTTGCTTGTGGGTGGATTTCACGCAATTTAATCGAATAACCGATAGGCACAATCACTTGCCCTTCTTTGTCGTCCGATTCATCGTGTTTTTCGACCGCACTTTTTGGCGCACTTTCGGCATTACCCGCACCGTTTTCGGTTTGGGCTTGCACCTGTTCTTCCAGTGCTGTTTGCCCGTCTTGCGTGACGTCGTCTTTTTGGTTTTTCTTAGCCATAATTAACTCCTAGGGCGGTTTCCCGCCCTGATTGGTTATTCTTCAATGATTTGTGATGACACAATCACTTTCAAGCGACCTTTTAAGATGTTGGTCGTACCATTGATGATGTCGCCCTCGCAAATTTGGCGAGCTTGGAACTCTAATGCCGGCGGTACTAAAATCACATTCGGACGAATGTTCAATAACTTGCCACCGTCACCTTTCAATGATTGCATTTTGGCAATCACTTTCATGATGTTTTCAGCATTGAGTTCTGTTTTCTCAACACGGTGGGCGAGTTGCCAAAAACCAAAACCGGCGGCACCACGTGCACGCACACCCCATTCATAAATGTCTTCATTGAATACGGTGTCGGACTTGGATGGATCAAACTTCGTTTCGATTTCCGGTGCTGTGCGCTCTTGCCAAATTAATGGTTTAATCGCATTGGTAGTATCGAAAATATAAAACGTTGGCGCTTCTGTTTTCGTACCAGTGGTAATATTGCTTTGCTCTTTGCTTGAGCCTGTGCCGTCCACGTTGTCAAAAACAGGGTGGTCAGTGTCAAAGTAATTTTGGCCGTCATAACACAAAGTCGTTTTACCGGCTTTTAACAAGCCAAACACCAAATCATCAGGCAATTCAGCCGCACTTTGTGCCGCTTGTTGTACCATCGGACGGAATAAGCCCACTTGGTCGTCTTCAATGTCAGTGCGCGGAATGCCCACAGTGCTTTCGTAAAGTTTGTTTTCAATGCTAGTACCTTGGGCTTGCATTGCTTTACGCTGACGTTTGTTTACCCATTCCACCATTTTCGGGAACTGACCTAAGAAACCATAGGTATTCACTTTGGTGTTAGAGGATACTTTCATTGCAATTAAGTCCCACTGCGGTTTAATTAAACCTAAACCGGCGGCAAAGTCTTTTTTAAACTGGGTTTCAATCGCTTTTAAAACTTCGGATTTTTTAAACATTATTTTTGCTCCTTGTGTTCTTTGATAAATTCGGCTTCGGTCATACCCAACGCACGAGCTGCCGCTTGTTCTGCAGCACTTAATGCAACCTGCTTGTCTTTATTTGGGTCTTCTTTTGCTTGATGACCGCCAGCTAAAGCTTGATTTGGCGTTGCAACAGTTAAATAATCAGAAAGGGCCGTAATATCGGATTTACCTAATTTTTCTGCCCATTCTTTTTGTGATGGCAATAAACGCCCGTCAGATAATGCGGTTTGAATCAAGTCATTAACTTTATCGCCATGTACTTGCGCGCTTAACGCATTTAGTTTGTCTTGCACATCTTTCATTGCCGATAACGGCACATATTTGCTCGGGTCAGGCTCTGCACCGACTTTCGCAGTTAAAGCGACGACTTCACCGTCTTTTTCTTTTAACTTACCGTACACATCACTGAGTGCCACCGGGCTGTCGCCCTTAGCCGCAGAAAGTGCGGTCAGTTTTTGTTTCATTTCGTCTTCGGTCGCTTCCGGCGTGCCGAATAATTGGCGTAATAACTCCAGCATGGAATTGTCCTTTTTGTGTTGATGTTGATTAAATTGGGATGAAAAGGCGACAGCTTCCGCCAAGTCATGACAAGCAGGGCGATTGGTTAATGCTGCATTCAGCACTTTCGTTACCTTGCCGTCCGGCTCAGTCAAAAACAGAGGAGAAATGTAACGATATTCCCCGTCTCGAATTTGTTGATGGGCTTTTTTTGTCCAATCCACATCGACAAAAATGCCTTCACCCGGAATATACTCCGCCGTTTCCATCCAACCTGCGGCAGGGTTAGGTTTGCCGTTTTTCTCAATAAATAGGGTTTGATGTTCGTAGTCGATCATGAGCTTAATCTTTAGCTGATTAATATCTTCAGCCAAAGCGTAGCCGTTAGTGTCATCTACATACCAGCCTCCTGCACCTTCGGTGCGTCCATCTTGCGAATAAAAACGACCAAAGGGGAACAACTGAATACGCCCATTTGTTTTTTTGTTAAGCGCGAAACTTAACGCAATCGGCTTAATGTGCATCGTTTGTTATCCTCGTTCTTTAATAGCGGATAACAGAATAACGGACTGGAAAAAATGAAAAGAGGGGAGCGACTTCCTCACTCCCCTCTAGGTTAGAATTTTTTGAAAAATTGAAATTGAATGTTGCATTTAATCTTAAACTATTTTTAAAACCTTTTTAAATCCTTTTAAATCGTTTTAAAAAATTTAATTCGATAAATCGCCCATTCAATCATAAAAATGCAAATACGCGCGATTTAGGTCGGTTTTATGTTTTATTTAACTACACTCCGAAAATAGGCTTGCACATCCTTTAAAATATCCTCCTCGTCTTGCGGTGTTAAAACAAGGAAAGGGCGCGCAGGAATATCGCTTCCGGGATGTTCAACCGACTTTCTAACAGTCCCACCGAATGACAAGGCTTTTTTAGTGACCGGTTTGATTTTATGCGGACTGGTTTTCCCGCCGAATTGGTGGATGGCCGCATATTTTAGGTTTGTCCCAACCTGCGCTTCGTTGTTATCCCAACTCGAATGGATGCTATTTCTTAATGCACCGCTATCAATCAATGGTTTTCCGTCAGGGCGACTTTTCACACCAAGCCAAGCAGGACGCCCACCGGCTTCAAAGTTTTGGTCAACTGCAGATTGCATTGTACCCGCTATTGTACGCATAAGCGGCACATTATATTTCACATGTTGCGCCAATTTCGATAATGCGTGGATAAGTTCTTTTTCGTTGTTGATTTTTACTTCTATCATGTTATAGTGCCTCTAGTCGCCCGCAGCAGTGAATCTCGAAAACTGCGAACGAATGCTATTGGAGCAGGGATTGATGTGTGGGGGTGTTCGAGTCCCACCGGGCGACATATCTATTTAAATGCTTTTCGCCATTGTCTATCACTTGCCAAGTGTTGCGATGTCAAGTAAATCTCATTGCTACCATTAAGCACTTTAATGACAGCTATCAAGCGCCTTGAATCCACTTCCTTGTAGAATTTAAACGTATTTTTACCGTCTTGCTCTATTTTGTCTGGGTTATATAAGACGTCCGGTAACCGCGCATAGTCATCAAAATCAAAATCTTGTCCGTAACGATTTGCAATTTGTTTAATTAATGAATCATCTGAAAGCCAAACTGTAGATAAATCAGTTTTAATTTGTCGCTTAGTATCTTCGCTTAACACGCCGGCAATAAATTTATAGTCCATTTTAAACCGCTCTCTAATCGGGTTTAAAAATGCCTCACGCTCATTTTTGCCTTTTAGCTTTTTATAATCATCAATATAAGGCGAGAATTCTTTTTCGAACTGTTTAAAATCAAATTTAAAGCCCTCGCCGCCCATTTCACGTTTAGCAAATTGGTGTGCTAATGATTCAGGATAAAGTGCTAAATTAGGTTTATATACGGTTCGTCCGACATTGTAATCAAAGCCTCTATCCGTAATAATCCATTTATCATCTGACAATTTAAATGCGGTCGTTTTTTCCGTTGTGGTGGCATTGATTTTGCGGTCGTAATCAATCAAACGATCTGCGCTATCCCCAACGACCAGATTACGGCGCTTAATGTCACGCTCGGCTAATGCGATAACCGAACATCGACAATTAAATCCGTTGGGCGGGTAAAATGTCGCCCAAAATGGATCATCATAGCGATAAACCAAACCGTGCATAGCGGAATGACTTGGGCGGGTACGATCGTCATTTACTGCCGAATATTGCCAATAAGGTCGGTTATCTGCGTTATCTCTCATTTCGGCATAGCGCTGAGAAGAATAAGCAGATTGCATGTTGGTGCGATAAATCGTCTCTAATCGGCGTGGTGAGCCAAAATATTCACCAGTTTTCGGATCTGCAAGCAAATATTCTTTGTCATACCCCGCAATCCATCCTTTTTTCTTAAAATGTTCAAAAATTCCTTTTTTCCATTCGCTAAAAGGTAAGCCTTGTGCCTGTGCATCAACTAAAGACTGGTAGATGTCTTTACTCATCTCAAGGCTGGATAAATTAGCGATACGCGTTGCTTTTGCTCGGGCGCTATCCATTAAGGCATCTTCGTCAAAATGTCCTAATATGGCCTTTTTACCCCTTAAAAACTCAATGGCTTTTTTCGGTTCTAGCCCCAAAACGAAATTAACGCTTGGCATTGCTGACTCCCAACAATTCGGACAAAAAGACGGCTTGTGTCAAATAACGTTGATGTTCTGCGTTATCTAAATCCGGGTAAATTTCAGCTAATTTATCACTTGCTTCCTCATAGGTATTACATGCGGTTAATGCAACGGCTAATTGACGCACCACAGGGTCTAATTGGCGATTAAAGTCAATCACATTTAACGCCTCGTTTAAACTGTTATCCAACAAATCCTGTTCCGTTTCACCTTTGTTAGCAGCCGACAACGCCACGTGCGCACCTTTACCCAAACACCCCGCACACTGACAACCCACTACGTGGGCAGAAAGTGCGGTAGATTTCTCCGGTGTTTTTAAATCGGGATTAAAATCACTTTGAACGGCTTTTAAAACCACTTCGCCTTCTTGTGCTTCCGGAATGCCTAGTTTATCGCGCGTCCATTTTTCGGGGATTTGCACGCCAATGCTCACAAGTTTAGGGATAGCATCAGCAAAAGTGCTTAAATCATCGTATTTCTTGGTGTCAAACTCAAAGTATGGCACACGATGTAGCGCAATATTGGGGTCAACATTAATCTGCAAATAAGGCAGGATGATTTGCTGTGTGATGGTCTGCGCCACTTGTTTCGCGTCTGACACCAACAAATCACGGCGCACTTCATTATGCACGTTGCCCAAGGCATTAGTTGAGCTTTTTCCGTCTGCGCCTGATGTGAGCGTTTGCCCTAAAATCAGGCGGGCAATGGATTTTTCACACCAGTCTACCATTTGTAAGAATGGGTTATTTGCCGACCCAGCACCAGTATTTGCCGCATTATGCAATTCGATAGTCATGGAATCAGGCATAATCCCTGCGGCATTATGGCCTATTTGTGCAAGTGCGCGTAATAGCGTGCGTTTTTCTTCGTTGGTTGCCCCTGCGCCATATTTCCCGATGCGAATCGGCATGCCGTAAAGCTCCAAGAATTCGGCAAAATCCCGCACGGAATAATGCTTAAACATATAAAGCCAAGCCAGTGTGCGGAATAAACCCATACGCGCCAGTTGCACGGAACGGGATTTATGTGAATGCACCACCCAGCCAAACGGACGCAAAGGTTCCCCCATGGGATTGCTAGGGGTTTTTAACAAGAGATTGTCGTTTTTATCTAGCTTAAACCAAGACTGAGGGCGAGCGATAAAGTTGTGTGGAATATACTTACCGTTTTCCAATTTCCACTCGATTTCCAACGCAGAAAAGCCGTGACCTACCGCGTCCATCATATCCATCAGCAAGTTTTCAAGGTTCGGATATTGATAAAACAACTCGTCAATTTCGGTTTGCAGTTTTTCTTCCGCTGGTGTGGCATTACGCGGTTCAGCAATCCGCCAATCCAGCGTTAAAATCGCCCGTTTGCGCGTCTGGATATTCGCACCGATAGCACTGTCTTGTTCTTCGATGTCCATAAACAACTCGTGCTGTGCCGTAATATCGCCATTTTCCGCATCTTCTAAAATGCTTTTCAGCTTTGACGGGGTAATGCGATTACTCGGGTGGTCGGATAAAACGCGCCCATTAGCCGTCACCATGGCTTCGTCAGTTTGGGTTGGCTCGTTTTTTCCCCCAACCAATGTTTTAATTTTTTCCCACAATTTCATGTTTAACCTCGCCAAATACTATATAAATCATCTTCCGTTTCAAAATCATCATGCCCCAAGTCTTCATCGTTTAAGCCTATCCACTCAATCGGTGCGGAATACTTCCTTGCTAGACTCCACAACATTTCAAGTGCGTCTGGGCCATCATCATGATCGGCTTTTGGAAAATGCCGTAGTTGAGCTATTAAAGTCGTCTGTGACGGGTGCAATAAAATCAGTCCATTTGCCATATGTGGCTGTAGGCTTTCAATTCTTAGCATTTTGTCTGTATTAGGTTTTATTGGAACAACAGGTACGGGATGACCACGTTGTGCCGAGCGTTTTACAATTTCAGAATTCAAAAATTCCTGAAATTGAACAGATTCGCCACCGTATTTAAGGAAGTTATATTGAATATGCAGTCTAATAGTATCCTCTATGATTAAGTCCGGTAACCGTTTTTTTATTGCTGCTTCGACTACATACAACTTACCTGTGGCGCGCTGATAACCGCCCACCAAAATCGCCGACGGGTCACGGCTCGCCCCCGCTTTGCCGAGTGACGGGTCAACTGCACCAAAATAAATCAAATCAGATGGCAGTTCTGTCCAGTATTTAATGGCGTTGGCAAAAATCGCGTCATCACTGCTTAACGGGTCATTTTGATATTCGGAGTCAAATGTAGCATGACCATCACGAGCACGGATTTTCATGAGCGTAAGTAACGGACGCGCCGCCCAGCTCACTTCTGAGCCTTTATCCATTGCCGCTTGATTGGCGTAATAAAAGGCATCCGCAACTGCTTCACCTTCATTTAAGAAAAAATCTTCCCATTTATCCCACAACGCCATGTCATCGGGCATTTTCTTCAAGGCTTTAAATTTGGCGGTTTTCCACGCCTTGGAGCTCAAAGTGCGGTTAAGTACGCTGTCGTAATGCAGGATAGTTCCGATATACACCACGTCCAATTTATCGCCTGCCGCGCCCAATGGAAGTACGGTCTTTTTCAACCAGTCATGCAACTTATCGCGCTGTTCTGCGCTGCGGACTTGTTCGTCATTCTCTATATCGTCCAACACAACAAGATCAGGACGATAAGCCCCGTGGCGCAAACCACGCAATTTCTTGCCCGAACCCGCCACCTGCACTTTCTGATTGGCTTTTGTGATAATGGTTGCCGCTTGCCATACGCGCCCTTGTCCTGCCACTTCTGGAAAATCAATGCGTAAACGTTGGTTAAATTCCAATTCCACTTTGATGGCTTCCAACATCGGGTAGGCTTGGTCGATACTGTCCATCACGATCAGGGCATAGCGTTTTTGCTGTGTCACCAAGCAATAAAGCGTAAACAACTGCGACACCAACGTGGATTTCGCTTCACCACGGGGCGCGGCAGTTGCCATATTGATAGGTTTAGGCGCTTGTAATACGGCAGGGAGTTCGGCAAACAAATAATTGTGCAAATCCGAACGTGATGTTGACCGCACATAATGTGGGAAATAGTGCGACACGAAATAGTCATACCCATGCACCGGGTCAAAAACTTTCTTGCGCCGTTCTGCTACTGCTTCAAGACGATCATCCCACCCGTCAAAGGTCGCCTCTACTTTTTGACGCAAACTCGCCGCATAGGCTTGTAATTCGGCTAAAAGCTCTTTATTTCTCATTTTATTTACTCTTACATGGCGTGATTAATAAACCGATAAAAAGGAACCACCCCCAGCCACTCACACCATGTTTTAATAACAAGTAGGCACAAATAATGGAAACAATGCAGGGCAAATAGTGAATTAACAGTCTCATTCTTTATATTCCTTTTTTAGGATTGCACCGAACTCGTTTAATGCGTCAATAATGACATCAAGCACCTGCTTGTCGGTTGTTTTGGTTTGTACATAATCGCCAAACATCATCATTGTTTTAACTGCGGTCGCCATTTCCGACACCTCTGGTAACAATCGCTTACTGCTCGCCACCATTTTCGAGTAGCTGTCACCCAAACCTTGGATCAGTTTAGCTTTATCGCTTACTGGCAAGTCTTCCGCATGGCGTAGCTCTTCCATTGTTTTCTCAAAGTAGATCACAAACGTGGTGAGCATACCGCGCGCCACGTCTTCCACTTTTCCGCTTGCCATGGTGTTAGCATCACGCACTTTATCCCAATTAT